TGATCAGTCCGACCCAGGAACTTATCAGGCATATTCTGGAGCAATTCCTGCATGGCAGCAGTTCCGGTTGTGACACCGGCAGCAGTGAGATCAACATCGGTGATGTCCGAGTTCTGACTGTTCTGCAACAGTTTCAGATAGCCATCGTTGATGCTGATGAACGGGTCCGAACTTGCATCGTCACCGTTCCACACCAGGTCGTTGGAGTCATTGCCAAACGCAGTCGCAATGATCCTGGCAATATGCCCCTCGGCACCTGCCCTCTCGATGTTGTCCTCCAACAGGGTCATGGTGATGTCCTCACCCAGGATCGTCTCAACGGTGTTGAGGGTCCGTCGTGCCGTGGTCACGGAGTCAGCCGGTGTGGGTGCCACACCCTCGGTTGCTGCCCTCAATGCCCTCGTTGACACCCTCAACTCGTCGGTGTGTCCCTGTGGTGCATTCATCCGAATCGTCACGATTCTCGACAGGGTTGCCTGTTGTTCGATGACGAAATCAATGAATGCATCCCTGACCTCTGCCGGTAGTGCGCCACCGGTGGCAAACAGACCCGTGTCCAATGCCCTCGTCTCGATGCTGTCATCTCCTCCCATCCAATAGGTTCGGAGATACTTTTTGAGGTCGTCGGAGACGTTCAAGAATCGCCCACCCCAATCCAGTTCCTTGTTCTCGGGGGACACAACGATCTGGGTGGTTTGAGCCAGTCTCAGTTTCTCCTCCAACTCCATCTGTCTTGCCTCTTGCTCATCGATTTTTTTCTCCAGGTCTTTCACAACCTGGTCGTCAGGATCGATCTGTCCAGACCGTCCCATCTCGACAAGATCCTTTTTGATGTCGGACAGGGATTTCTCCCATTCCTTGTGCCGTTCGGCAGTCTCCTCATCAAACTGTTTCTTGAGATCGATGGCAATGGTGTCCTTCATGTTGCCGAGTTCACCGGCAACTGCGTCCTTCACTTCTTGAAGTTCGTTTTCATCCATTGTCTTGTTCTCCTCAAAGGATTTGATTGATATTTTGACGGTGGTGGATCTCACCCCGAGGTGATCAATCCACGGATCGACTCAACTGGATCTGATGTTCTCGATCCAGGATTTCACCGTCTGGGATACGATCTGACCAACAGACCCGATGTCTGCACCCGTCGGTGGAGGATCATCAGCAGATCGGAACGGAGGTGGCACACGATCAAACGATCTGATGTGTGCTGCCAAGTGATTGTAAATTTTGCGCCTGTCCTCACCAGGGACATCGACTCCACCCCTGGCACCCAACAAGGCACCCATTGCTGCATTGACTCCCCTCAACACGATGGCACCGTTCGATGCCGAGTGGTGTGGGAGTTTCATCTCTGAGAACCCGAACTCCTCTGGATCTGATGAGGGTGTCCAGGCAAAGTGACCCATGATCCGTCGTCTCTCTCTGACCGTCAGATCCGTCCAGGTCTTGTCGGTGAAATCCTTGAGGGTCGGTGCCGACCACCTGGTGTCCTCTGCTGCCTTGGTGGTCGAGACGTTGGCAGGAACGATCCCTCGAATCCCCAGGAGATCATCAATCGGTCGGTGTTCGGCAGAGATTCTGTGGTGCCACTGGTTATCGACCCAGAACCAGTCCCCGTTCTCGTCGGATCTCCTCTGGACATTCATGTCGGGGATTTCGATGATCTCCTCCCCGAGTTCCTGGGACATCGACCGGACCAGTGCCACTGCCTCTGGATTGGACGGAACCGGAACCAGGGAAATCTCCAGGAGTTCAACCTTGTCGAAGATCCTGACCTCCTGTTTCTTGACGACCTCGGTTCTGATGTGGTTGGCATCAGGGATGAATGCAATGGAGGTGTTGCCCAGGACACCCTCTCGGACCATTCCCTCGGCCATGACAGCAAACGGATTCACGGTCGAGAACTTCACATCGATGTCGGTTGCCTGTGCCGGTTTGTTGCCTCTCATGAACGAGGTCCGTTTCTTGGAAACGACTTTCCCCAGGTTGTTCTTGATCTCGGGTCCACCCCCGAACATCCCCTTGAATGAGTCGTGACCCCAAAGGAATGCACCACTGAAGTTTTTGAAGTTGATCCCCTTCTGGGTCACGATTGACTGGTGTCGGTCGATGGCATCAGTCGATGCCCTGAATCTCAGGACTGAATCGTTCTTTGCTGCCCTGATGAATCCACCGGTGTCGGATTGTCTGATTTCGTCGTCCATCATCTCCTCCGTTTCTTGAATGCCATCGTGCATCGACAGTTGATCGTCATCTCTGCCGGTGCATTGGGGTCGTGGGGTCTGTTCATCGAGAACCCGTTGACCTCAAAATTCTGATCCACTGGTTGGACCTGACCGTGGGTGTTGCAGTGTGCCTCTCGGCACTTCCCGTCCAGGATGGTGATCCACGTTTTCGTGATCTCCTCCTGTGTCCTGGTCCGTGTTTCCTTGGCAGTTTCCAATGCCCCGTGGTTGAGTGCTGCTGCCATCTCGGTCCTGGCAATCGTTGCTGCCCTGGCACCCTTGATGACATCGAACTGTTTCCTGATCTGACCGGCAATCACTTCAGGGGATTGCCCTGCCTCGATGCCGAGGGCAATGACTCTCCTGATCTGTGCTTTCGTCGTTGCCTGGATGTTGGCAACCTGGAGACGTGCCTGGTTTGCTGCAAACCTCTCTGCCTTGTCCCTGATCAGATCGAACGGGACTGCAATGTCCACGGCATCGGCAAAGAGGACATGACCCGTTTCGATCCCCAGGATTGCCAGGAGGGTGATCTCAGTGATCCAGTCCTCGTTCTCCTGGTCCACTGCATCATCGATGGCATCCTTGGTGACCATCGGGATCTCCATCCCACGTCTCGGTCCCAGGAGGGCATCAGAGTTGTCCAAGAATGCCCTCACAACGATTTTCTGTTGTCTGGAGATCAATCCCCTCATCAGGGACAACATCCGTCTCTCAAGACGTTCCTGGTTGCGTAGGAACCGGACCTCGGCCAATTCAAAGGCAGGGTCCTCCATGATGTGGGACCACTTGTCCACCTCACCGATCCTGACCGGTTCAGTCACCTCGATGTTGCCAATCCGTTGGGTCCTGACCAGGGGAGGGAGTGTCCGTTCCGGTGGGGGTGCTGCCGAGAGTAGACCGGCAGGAATTCTCTCCACGTTGGACGGAACCAGGAACACGTCACCGTCATCCTGTTCGTCCTCACCCAACATCGAGAGTCCCTGGTTGATGGTGATCATCCCTTTCTCGATCATCTTCAGGGTCTTGTCCAAAATGAAATCCTTGTCCTCGTCCACAGGGGAGTCGAACTCGAACACCATGTCCTGGACCCGAGGGATTCTCGGCATCAAGAACATATTGATCCCCCACTGGATTTTTCTCAGTCGGGGTCTGATGACGTTCCTCTGGTAGGTTCTCTCGTTTGCCTCGGCATTGGCACGATTCACGTCCTCGACCAAACCCTTTTTCGACTCGGGGACCCCATAGGAACCGAACACCTGTTGTCTCGTCATCTTGTCGATGACATCCAGTCCGATCTGGTTGAGGGTCAGTCCGAGGAGTTGAGCCTTGGACCCTTTCCCCAGGACTGCCGGTTCACCAGGTCGTTGGAGGTGTCGGTCTTTCCATCTCTCAGCCAGTTGGTCTGCACTCTTGGGGTCGATGTCCTGTTCTGTCGAGATCAGGATGGGTGGGATTGCGTTGTTCTTCAGCAACCCTGCACCGTATCCACGAGACTGGAGATCCAACTCGTGGGACATGGCAAAAGCCTCGACCGGTGATGCACCACACAGGGGTTCCTTGGGGTGTGGATACCGGAAAAAGATCACGTCCTGGGTGGGGAGGATCTGGTTCCCTCCCCCCGAGGTGTTGGGGATGTTGATCCTCCACCCGACCAGACGACCGTCCTGGACAACCGGTTCCTCAATCCAGTGTGGGTAGATGATCTGGATTCCCAATGCCTCACCGGTGCCGACTTCGACCAGTGGGTTGTCGGCAGTGATGATGTGCCAGAATGCCTCTCCCACCAGATCGAGGTGGAGGACCGTCAACTCGACAACATCCTGGAACGTCATGAACGAGTTCGGACGTTTGAACTGTCCAGGGATCATGTCCGATCCGATTGCCTCTGTGTCCTCCTGCCTCTGCCCTCTCTTTCTGACAATCTGCCATGTCTCCTGGCCGACATCGGTCATGATTGCCGTGGTTGCTGCATAGACCCAACCACTGAATGCCTCAAGTTTCTGTTCCCGAGTCTTGATCGGATGGAGATCAATTTCAGGTTGAGGGATCAACTGAGAGAACATCCCCTCCGAGGACGATTTCCTGGGGATTGGGAGGGGTGTGCCTCTGACAATCTGAGAGAGTTTGTCCTTGAGTGTCATGTGAAAATCTGGACCGGCTTTCTGGAACCGAACATCCGAAAGGCAAGACCAAGACCCATCACACAATCGTCGTTCATTCCTGGGGGTGCTGAGTATTTCACCCCCGTCCGTGTGTAGGTGTATTCCATCGACTCCAGTTCCCCCTGGATGGGGATCTCTTTGGAGTGTTCTGGGAACCCGATCTTTTTGTCTTTCTCCTGTTGGATTCCGACTGCCAACCCCTCCATGAGTTGTTGTTTCGAGACACCGGTGAACTTGAACCCCTCGAAATTGTCTCCACCATCCTCCTGGAGATGTTCGAGGATCGGGTCACCGACCCCTGTTGAATCGACCAAGGCAGGGAGACGGTTTGTCTTTTCCTTGATCAGTTTGATCTGTTGTTTCCACGGATGCTGCCACCGGTGGAACCGGCACACCCGACCCTTGTCATCGAGTCCAACCCCGACCGTCCAGTCCACTGACTTGGCAAGATCCCAACCCCAGGCCACGGGTCGTTTCCTGGACAGGGGTGACACAC